GCCTCAACCTGCTCACCGTTGAGCGCATCCTCGGCAAAGGTACGGATGAGATGCTTGGCCTTGCGGCGTGGGGCTGGCGTCTCGGCAACTGGTGTCGCTGGCGTGAAGCCAGACATCCCGCTCAACATCTGCTGGATAAGCGCATCAGGCACTAGCGGGAACGCCGCCTTTATAAGCGCCTCAACCGTCTCGGCTGGCAACTGATTGGTCGCCAACTGCGTGAGCATAGAGACGAGAGAAGTGACCTGTGCGCCATTGAGTGCGGCACCCTGAACGTCGGCAGACGCAACCTCAACTGAAGATGGCGGCAATGCATTGATAGCATCTGGCGCTATGTCGGGCGTCTCGTTGTCTGTTGCAGGCGGCTCGTCCATGATAGCGGACGGGTCGATGACCGCGACGGCGGCAGGGATGAGGTCGCGCCCCATCACCTTGAGCAAGCTGTCCGTCGGCTCGGGGAGCGGCGAGAGCTTGATGGCCCGGCGGCTCTCCTCCCACGTCCGAAGCCCCGCGTCGAACTCGGCCCGCACGCGGGTCGAGGTCTCGGTGTCGTTCTCCACCAAGTCGCGCAGGATGTCGTGGTCGTAGGTGACCCAGACATCGCCAAACTCGGGCGCGAGCCAATGGTTGAGTTCGTCCTCGAAGGCCGAGAACAACGGCTCGATGGTATGCTGAACGAGACGCGCACGGGCTTCAGCGTACTGAATGCCAGATAGCCCGCCATCGCTCGATGCCGAGCCAATACCAATCATGCGCGGGTCTACGCCGAACGCCGCGCAGATGTCCTCACGCGAGACCCGGCGAAGGTCAGGGAACTCGAGGTCGGACAGCGTGAAGCCGAGCGGCTTAATGTCCTTGACCGCGCCAAAGAAGGCCGGGACGCCTCGCTTGCCACGGTCCACCACGCGAGCCGTGTAGCGGTCCTGCATCGCCACCGCGTCTTCGGTCGTGGCCTCGTCCGACATGATGACCGCGAAGGTCGGGGTGCCGTCGTTCGTGACCACCTGCCGCACATACGAGGTCGCCTCGTTGTCCGCCAAGATGGAGCCGATGGCGGTCGCCCCACGCGGGTAGCCGAACACGTCGGCCTCAAACGGACGCCCCATCTCCAAGTCGCGGAAGTGGAGCATATCTTCGGTCAGCACATTGACGATGATGCCCGCCCAGTTCGCGTAGTCGTACCGGCGCGGGTCGCCCTCGGTATCAATCCAGACTTGTTGCATCGACTCGGCATTGACCGGTCGAAGCGCAACCGGCGGACGGTTCTCGCTCGGGCGCTCCATCACGAAGAACGCATTGCCGTAGCCCAAGTAGTCCACCGCGAACTTGGCGCGGAACTGACGGGCTGTGAACCGAGGGCCGGGGTAGTCAAGGAGCTTCTGAAGCGGGTTGTCCTCGCCCACGCGGGACTCGTAGTTCCCCTTCTCCTTCAGCACGACCAGCGGCACGGACGCCACGATGTCAGCCACCACGCGGATGCACGCATGAACGACGGGGTGCGCGTTGAAGCCCTGCACGCGGATGGTGCGCCCGTCGCGGCGATATTCGCTCGGGTCCGCTGTACGGACCAACTGCATCTGCTGTATGCCGTTAGGAAAGTTGGGATACGTTACCGGCATAATCGAGCGGGTCGACTCACCGCTCCCTGACAAGGCGCGTAGCGCATCGCTGACGCGCAACAGTAAGGACTTGCGTTCTGACAAATGATGGCCCCGCGTTAGGAGTCTGCCACGCACAACACTAACGCGAAAGCAAGCAACCGCGCAACCCCTTACACCACAAACACCGACGGCCCCTTCTTGATAAGCGGGGATAACGCATACCGCACCGCGTCCCAAACGTGGTCGTTGCCCGACACCAGATGAGGCAATACCTCGTCGGTGCGAGCGTCCGTCTTGTATCGCCAGAGCCGCGCCTCCTCAATAGCGCGTCTGCACCGTGGGTGGATGACAATGGACTGATAGGAGCGCAGGTGCTGAATACCGTCCTGCACGGACCCCGACCACTTGGGCGCGGCCTCGGTACGGAAGCCCCGCTTCTTCATCTCCGCGATAGTCTCGGGCCGAGCAGAGTCAGCACGGATGACGTACTTACGTGAGTCGGATACCGTGTCAAAGGCGCGTGCCGTGTCATCTGTATCCAATTGGATACCGCCCGCCTCCTCCGCTATGTAGAGCGTGTTGTCGTAGGTATAGCACTTGACAAGGGCCGTTGCGTCCCGCGCAAAGCCCCAGTCCGCGCCGAAGTACGGTCCCTGCCAATTGGCACCCGGCTCAAAATCCATCACGCGCCACTTGCCTGACAAGACCTGCGCGTCCGACCGGGACCACGGCTGACCGCCCCAGACGTGCGCGTGAGCTTCGGGGTCGGCCTTGAGGAGCGAGTCGGCTTCGAGCTTTAAGACCTCGGGGAACCACGGGTTATCTGTGTACGAGACTTTACGGATAACCGAACGCTCTGGTGGGTTGGCAATGAACCGTTGGTAGGTCGCGTCCGATTCAAGGGCTGGGTTAAACGTCACCCAAATCTCCGAGCCATTCTTGCGGATAGTGGGAATCAGCGTGCGCCAGCTTGAGTCCGAGACCGCTTCGGCTTCCTCGACCCAGCAGAGGTCGATGCCTTCCGTCGATTTGATTTGAGAGATGTCGCGCCGAAGGCCTTTGAACAAGAACTCGGTCCCATTGGCTCCGAGGATAGCCGACTCTTGCACGGTGTAGAAGTTGTCAAGCTCTAGCCGCGTCACTTGGTCAGCCAAGACCCGATGCACCGAGTCTCGGATGCTCGCTTGGTACTCACGCGCACAGAGGATGCGGAGGGGCTGGGACAGGCCGTGGACGAGCAAGGCGCGGGCGAACTGCCATGACTTGGCAGAGCCTCGACCGCCAAAGGCCACGCGGTAGCGGACGCCCCCGAGGGTTGGCGTGTAAAGGAACCCAAACGCTTTGGGGGTTGGGACGTGGAGGGCCGTCACACTTTGGGGCTGAACTTGCCTTCGCGGTTCTCCGACCATTGCGCTTGGCAGACCGCGTAGCGTTGCGCATTGTCAGGGTACTCGCTGTTCATCGTCGGGTTGGCAAGGCACCGAGCGATGAAGTCGTCCTTGCTTTCGTCAGGATTCGGGGTCGGCATCGGCATTGGCGGCTACCAGTTCTACGCGAATAGAGGATGGGGCGAGCGGCTTGTCGCCAGAGGTCACGTCAATCGGGATGAGCTTGGTGGCGAGCGGGTAGAACTTCTCGGGGTTCTGTGCGCCCCATTCGTGCAACGGGATGGCTTCGTTGACGAGATTAAACGCCTCAATCCACGCCTCGCGGATGGTCTTGGTCGCCTTGTTGGGCGTGCCTTTCTTGCGTCCCGCGTTGGGCGGTCTGGGCTGTCCTTTCGGGAATGGCATATTATCAAAGTTACTATAACGCGTCAGCGCGTCAATCGGAAGCCGGGGTGCTTGGCATCGAACGCGGCCCACGCTTCCGTCTTGTCAGAGGTCGTGGTGACGCGGCCTTCGTTGTGTGCGTAGTGGTTCCAACCGATGATGGGGACGTATTCCGTCTTGGCACCGGCTTGCAAGCAACGCACCCAGAAGTCGTAGTCGTGGACGTAGGGGATGGGCATATCGTAGCCGCCGATGCGTTGCCAAAGCTCGCGCCTGACGATGGAGCTAGACCATATCTTGTTGCCGCCGCGCATCGTCTCGAGCGTGATGACGGAGGGTGGTTCGTAGATGCCGGTCTTGTAGCCGTGCGCGTCGATGCCTTGCACGTTCGTGTAGGCGATGTCCGCGCCTGATGCGTCAAGAGCCGATATACAAGTTTGGATATACGCGGGTTCCATCGTGTCATCGTCGCCCAAGATGCAGACGTACTCGCCTTTGGCAATGGAGCAGAGGTCGTTCCAGTTGGTCAGGAACAGCGCGGGTTCGGCGGAGTAGTTGACAAGCAGTTGGAGTTCGTGCTTTGGCAACGTCTGGGCGAACACCGAGGCAATCGCTCGCGGGAGGAACTGCTGACGATGTGAGGCGATGAGGACCGAGGCGCGGATTGTCATTCCTCGGGGTCTCCCAACGTCTCGGGCGGCTTCGGGAACGTCTGCTCCCAGTTCTTCTTGTACGTCTCCGCGTCAATGACAATAGGCCGAGGGCTATCGCCTTTGCCGTTCTCGCTCATATCTGCCTCGTAGTCGGCTGGGCCGATGTCAAAGTCACCTGCCATAGTTCCGTCGCTTCAGGTAGTTCGCTGGGATGCGCGTGAGAGCAAGC